CCCCCTAGCGGGGTAACCCGGATAATCAGCAGCTTCGCCCGTTGCTGGAGGGCCGGACCACACTTTACATGTATCCCCTACGCCCCTATAGATAAGGTCTGCTTCCCTCAAACCGGACGCTGCGCCTATGTCCAAAGTTAAGCTGAACCCGACGGACTCTGTCCCGCTACCCTACAGCCCCGAAGATGTTGAGAACCCCAGCTTCATGGATGAGCTGATGGCGGCGTCCAATACGGCTGACTTCTTGGAAGAGATGGGTGTCCCACTGGAAGTGGACCCGGCGACGTACGAGCGGGAGAAGGCGTTGCTTGAAGGGGCGGTGAAGGGCCAGCATGTGGCTCCTCTAACAAGTTATGCAACAGCATTGGGTGCTAAGGCGTTTCTTCAGCAGTACGGCCAGAACTTGGCTCTCGACGTCGGACAAGTCCGCTCGGCGCTTACTAATAAGCTGTTAGAAATAGCCAACTGTGGCGAGACCAAGTTCGAGCTTAAGGCCATTGAGCTGCTTGGCAAGCACAGCGACGTGAGTCTGTTCACCCAGCGAAGCGAGATCAACATCAACTATAACAGCCCCGAGGCGCTCGAAACCGCCATCAAGGAGCGGGTCAAGCGCCTGCTGGACGCCGAGGTCATAGACGTTACCCCTGTGGGAGCAACTCTGGACGACGAGTTTGGCTTCTACGAGGGCCCCCAAGACGAAGACGAGACCCCTGAAGAGGACGCTGAATGACGTCCAGCATCAGCTTGGCTGATCTACCAAAGATTCTCCCCCTGCTGCCGTTGCACGAGCAGGAGCGGTTGCTGGCTGAGCTTGAGAAGCTGTCCGACCTGAAGAAGCGCAAGCTATGCCGAGAAAAGTTCCTGTCGTTCGTCAACGAGGTCTGGCCGACGTTTATTGCGGGTCGTCACCACGCCAAGATGGCAGATGCGTTCGAGCGCGTGGCGCGCGGGGAGCTGAAGCGGCTCATTATTAATATGCCACCCCGGCATACCAAGTCCGAGTTTGCGTCCTACCTCCTGCCCGCATGGTTCCTTGGTAAGTTCCCCCATAAGAAGGTCATCCAGTGCTCGCACACAGCTGAGCTGGCGGTGGGCTTTGGTCGTAAGGTGCGCAACCTCGTCGACACCGAGACGTACCACGAGATTTTTCCTGACCTTGTCCTCTCGGCGGACTCAAAGGCCGCAGGTCGGTGGAACACCAGCAAGATGGGTGACTACTTCGCCATTGGTATCGGCGGCGCGGTGACCGGTAAGGGTGCCGACCTGCTCATCATCGACGACCCGCACTCAGAACAGGAAGCTGCGTTGGCGGAAGTGAACCCGGATATTTACGACAAGACCTACGAGTGGTATACTTCCGGTCCCCGTCAGCGTCTGCAACCGGGCGGTGCTATCGTCATCGTCATGACCCGGTGGTCGAAGCGCGACCTGACCGGGCAGATATTGAAAGACGCAACCCAGAACGAGTCTGTTGGTGAGTGGGAAGTCGTTGAATTTCCAGCAATTTTGCCTAGCAACAACCCGCTGTGGCCCGAGTTTTGGTCGGTTGATGAACTCCTGAAGGTCAAGCGCGACGTCCCTAACAGCAAGTGGATGGCGCAGTACCAGCAGAACCCCATCTCGGAGAGCGCTGCTATCGTCAAGCGCGAGTGGTGGCAGACGTGGGAGCGTGAGACCCCGCCCCAGTGCGACTTTATCCTGCAATGCTGGGACACGGCCTTTGAGAAGACGCAGCGAGCGGACTACTCGGCGCAGACCACGTGGGGTGTATTCTACCACCCGGACGACAACGGCATAGAGCAGGCCAACATTATCATGTTGAACGCGGCGAGGGACCGCGTGGAGTTCCCCACGCTCAAGCAGTGGGCCATCGACGAGTATAAAGAGTGGGACCCGGACAGCGTCATCGTCGAAAAGAAGGCGTCGGGCGCTCCGCTTATCTATGAGCTTCGCTCCATGGGGATACCCGTGCAGGAGTTCACCCCCACCCGTGGGAACGACAAGATCAGCCGTCTGAACGCTGTGGCGGACATATTTGCCTCTGGGCGCGTCTGGGCTCCGGCAACACGCTGGGCGGAGGAGGTTATTGACGAGGTGGCTGAGTTTCCTGCCGGCAGCCACGATGACTTTGTCGACACCGTCTCCATGGCGATGCACAGGTTCCGGCGCGGGGGCTATATATCTACTACGCTAGACGCAGACGACGAACCGCTGTATTTTAAAAGCTCACGCAGACAGGGGTATTACTGATGACCGAGGTCAAGGCGCTGTTTCCCATTGGCAAGACCCAGTGGTCGAAGTGGAAAGACAAGCAGAAAATTGCCTTCAACGAGGCCCGTGAAGCAGGTGTGCCGTTTGCTGACGCCGTTGCGGCGGCTAACTCCATCAAGAGCGGAGGTCTGCTGGGCGTCCTCAAGGACGTGGCTGAAATTACCACTACCGTGGCAAGCGTAGCGACGGGGGTCGCACCCGTCATTGGCGTAGCCGCTACCGTAGCGCGTGCTACCCGTAAAAAGGCATAACCATGGCAATCGACAAGTCCCTTAACCCCGCCCCTACTGGCTTGACTGCTATGCAGCCGACGCTGGACATCGACGAGCAGTACGCGGAGCCGAACGATCCTGAGATCGAGATTGAAATCGAGCTCGACGAGGACGACGAGGGAGAAGAGGACGACGCGCCTCCGGGGTTTGACGACAACCTTGCCGAGGACATGGACGAGGGTCAGCTGACTGAGCTGGCAGGTGACCTGCTGGGTGAGTTTGACGAGGACATCAGCAGCCGCAAGGACTGGATACAGACGTATGTAGACGGTCTTGAGCTGTTGGGTATGAAGGTCGAGGACCGCACCGAGCCGTGGCCCGGTGCCTGCGGTGTGTACCACCCGCTCCTGTCTGAAGCTCTGGTCAAGTTCCAAGCCGAGACCATGATGGAGACGTTCCCGGCCCAAGGCCCGGTGCGGACGCAGATCATCGGTGAAGAGACCCCCGAGACGCGTGACGCCGCCCAGCGTGTGCAGGCGGATATGAACTACGAGCTCACCGACGTCATGACGGAGTATCGGCCCGAGCACGAGCGGATGCTGTGGGGTCTGGGCCTGTCGGGCAACGCCTTCAAGAAGGTCTATTTCGACCCGAGCCTTGGCCGCCAGACGGCTATGTATATCCCCGCCGAAGATGTGGTGGTGCCTTACGGCGCGTCCAACCTTGAGACGGCAGAGCGCGTCACTCACGTGATGCGTAAAACGCCTAATGAACTCAAGAAGTTGCAGGTAAAAGGCTTCTACCGCGAAGTCGAGATGGATGACCCTGTCGACAGCTTCGATGAGGTCGAGAAGGCCATCGCGGAGAAAATGGGCTTCCGCGCGTCTAGTGACGACCGCTACAAACTGCTGGAGATGCACGTCGACCTTGTGCTTCCGGACGACGAGTATGCCGAGGACGAGTCCGAAGCCCAGATCGCTGTCCCCTACGTGGTCACCATCGAGAAGGCCACACAGACCATTCTTGCTATCCGTCGCAACTGGAACCCAGACGACGAGATGAAGCAGAAGCGCAACCACTTCGTACACTACTCATACGTGCCGGGGTTTGGCTTCTATGCCTTCGGTCTCATCCACCTCGTGGGTGCCTTCGCCAAGTCGGGTACGAGTCTTATCCGTCAGCTGGTTGATGCAGGCACGCTGAGCAACCTGCCCGGTGGCTTCAAGACCAAAGGTCTGCGGGTTAAGGGTGATGACACCCCCATCGCTCCGGCTGAATGGCGCGACGTCGACGTCGCCAGTGGTACGATGCGCGACAATATTATGCCGCTGCCGTACAAGGAGCCAAGCCAAGTCCTCTACAGCCTTCTGGGTACCATCGTAGAAGAAGGTCGCCGCTTCGCTGGCGCTGCTGATATGAAGATCAGCGACATGTCTGGTCAGGCTCCGGTCGGCACGACGCTGGCTATCCTTGAGCGCACCTTGAAGACCATGTCGGCGGTGCAGGCGCGCATCCACTACGCGATGAAGCAGGAGTTCAAGCTCCTCAAGGCCATCATCCGTGACTACACCTCGGACGACTACAACTATAAGCCAGAGGTTGGCCCCAAGCGCGCCAAGCAGGCCGACTATGACAAGGTGTATGTCATCCCTGTGTCGGACCCCAACGCCGCCACCATGGCACAGAAAATCGTCCAGTATCAGGCGGTTATCCAGTTGGCGCAGTCGGCTCCGGGCATCTACGACATGCCCTATCTGCACCGGCAGATGCTCGAAGTGCTGGGTATCAAGAACGCTCAGAAGCTGGTCCCACTGCAAGACAGCGACGAGATGAAGCCGCGTGACCCAGTGTCCGAGAACATGGACATCTTGAACATGAAGCCGGTGAAGGCGTTTATGTACCAAGACCACGAAGCGCACCTCGCCGTCCACATGGCGGCTATCCAAGACCCGAAAATCCAGCAGATGGTGGGGCAGAGCCCCAACGCACAGACCATCATGGGGGCTATGACGGCTCACATGCAGGAGCATCTGGCGTTTGAGTATCGTCGTCAGGTCGAGTTGCAGGCTGGTGTACCGCTGCCGCCGCCCAATGCTGAGATGGACGAGAAGACCGAGCTGGAGGTGTCTCGTCTGGCCGCCGCCGCTGCACAACAGCTGCTCCGGAAGAACCAAGGGGAAGCTGCACAACAGCAGGCCCAGCAGCAGGCACAGGACCCCATCGTCCAGATGCAGATGCAGGAGCTTCAGATTAAGCAGGGCGAGCTTAAGCTCAAAGAACAGCAGTTTGCTGTCACTGCCGCCGAGAAGGCAGACAAGCTCGACATCGAGCGCGAGCGCATTGCAGCACAGAAGGAGATTGCTGGTCTCAACGTCGGTGCCAAGGTCGCTACAGACAAAGCACGGTTGGCATCGGACGAGCAGCTGGAAGGGCTGCGTGTGGGCGTCCAAGTCGCCCGCGAGAGTATGATGAGTGAGCAAACGCCGGCCAAACCCGGCGAGGAGGCTGAATGACGAGCGACATCTTCCGCCATCTGGCGAACAAGAACAACGAGGAGATCAAAATCCTCTCTGACGATTTGGCGCGTGGGCACGCCAAAGACCACGGGGAATACAAATACGCCGCTGGCGTAATCCGTGGGTTGATGATGGCTAACAGCTTCATCGCTGAAACTGCCCACAAAATGGAGACTGACGATGACTGATACAGAGGACAAAACTCTGTTCGACGACCTACCTACCCTGCGAAAGATGACCAATGTCGAGGCGGCCAACCAGCCAGCCGAAGACAAACCCAAGCAGCTGCCAGAACCGATGGGATATCGCATCCTGTGTGCTGTTCCGGACATCGAAGAGAAGACCTCTGGGGGTATCATCAAGGCAGATGTCACCCGCCACTACGAAGAACTTCTGACCACCGTGCTGTTCGTGCTGAAAATCGGCCCGGACGCCTACAAGGACGCCAAGCGGTTCCCTTCTGGGGCGTGGTGCAAGGAAGGTGACTTCGTTTTGGTGCGCCCGAACTCGGGTACGCGGGTGAAAATCCACAACCGAGAGTTCCGCATCATCAATGACGACAGCGTTGAAGCTGTTGTGGACGACCCGCGAGGCATCTCGCGCGCCTAACGGGGGCGTTTTCCCGTACAAAGGAGAGAAGTGATGGCTACCAAGCCCGCTGATGACGACTTCCAGTGGGAAGTCGAAGCTGAAGACGCCGAAAATACCCAGTTGGAGGTCGTAGACGATACTCCGGAGGCTGACAGGGGCCGTGAGCCCATGCCAAAGGAGATTGTCGAGGAGCTGGAGAACGACGAGCTCGAAGAATACTCCGACAAGGTCAAAACCCGCCTCAAGCAGATGAAAAAGGTCTGGCACGACGAGCGCCGGGAGAAGGAGCGCGTCCAGCGCGAGCAGCAGGAGGCCGTTAACGCCGCCCATCGCCTGTTGGAAGAGAACCGTCGCCTGAAAAGGACGTTGTCGGAAGGCGAACAGTCGCTTGTCGGCAGCTATAAGCAGACCGCCGAGTATGAAATCGACGCCGCCCGTCGGGCTTACCGCGATGCGTACGAGTCTGGTGACGCTGACAAGGTTGTCGACGCTCAAGAAAAGCTCTCGCGGGCTACTTTGCGGCTTCAGCAGGTCGAACAGTATCGACCTACTTTACAGCAGCCGGAAACTGAGGTAGACATTGTACCGCAGCAGGTGCAACAGCCCCGGCTCGACCAGAAAACGGTTACGTGGCAAGAGCGTAATACGTGGTACGGGACCGATCCGGAGATGACTGCATCGGCTCTCGGGCTTCACCAGAAGCTCGTTAATGAACGTGGCCCGCAGTATGTGGGTTCCGACGAATATTGGACAGCCGTCGACAAAACGATGCGCCGTCGATTCCCCGATTACTTCGGGGATGAAGAGGCTCCGAAAACCTCTTCGCGCGAAAACAAGAGCGCGAATGTCGTAGCTCCTGCTTCACGCAGCCGGTCCCCCAAAAAGATTGTGCTGAAACAGTCCCAGCTGGCCATCGCCAAGAGGTTGGGTCTTACTCCCGAGCAGTACGCTCGTGAACTTATGAAGACGGAGAACTAATATGGCTACTCGTGATACTCGTTCCCTTGACGACGTCATGGAAACTCTTGGTGAAGCGCGTGCGCCTCGCCAGACGCGTGAAGAAACAAAGCGTGTCGAAGTTTGGGCCCCAGCATCAACGCTGCCCGAGCCAGACAAGCAGCCGGGTTACGCCTATCGCTGGATTCGTGTCTCCACGAACGGTGAGAAGGACCCCCGGAATATTTCGGCTAAGCTGCGCGAAGGTTGGGAACCTGTTAGCATTAGCGAGCAACCCAAGTTTAGCCTGATGGTCGATCCGGACAGCCGCTTCAAGGACAACGTCGAAGTCGCAGGGTTGCTGCTTTGCAAAGCCCCGATGGAACTGATGAACCAGCGTAAGTCTTACTTCTCTGGTAAAAATCAGTCTCAGATGGAGTCAGTGGACAACAACTTTATGCGCGAGAGCGATGCTCGTATGCCTCTCTTCCGTGAGAAGAAGTCATCGACATCATTTGGCAAAGGCAGATAACAGGAGCTAATTATGGCTTATCCCGCTGTTGAAGCCCCATACGGGCTTCTCCCGATTAATCTTATCGGCGGTCAGGTGTTTGCCGGGTCCACCCGTCAGATTCCGATTGCTGTCAACTCGTCCACGGCCATCTTCTATGGTGACGTCGTCAAGTTGAACAGCGACGGCAATCTCGACAAGGACACCGGTACGAGCGCCGCTACCCCGGTAGGTGTGTTCCTTGGTTGCACCTACGTCGATCCGACGTTTGGTCTGACCTTCCGTCAGTACTACCCCGGTACCACGAACATCAGCGGCATCACGGCCTACGTGCTGGACGATCCCGATGCGCTGTTCAAGGTCGCCGTGGTTTCGAGCGGCACCACCATGAGCTTTGTGAACCGTACTTCGGTCGGTAACAACGCTGTTCTGGTGCAGAACTCGGGCCTGACGAACACTGGTAACAGCCGCGTGGCTGTTAGCTCGACCACCGCAACCACCTCGACGTGGCCCGTGCGCGTGGTGGACGTCATCCCCGATACCGCTCTGGCGGGTAACCCCGGTTCGTATTCCGAGGTTATCGTCAAGTGGAATCAGGGTATGCACCAGTACCTCAACCCAACCGGCGTGTAAGGAGACTGAACAATGGCAATTTCACGCGCACAGCTTCTCAAGGAGCTTCTGCCGGGTCTGAACGCCCTGTTCGGCCTCGAATACGCACGCTACGGCGAAGAGCATAAGCAAATCTTCGAAACGGAAAGCTCTGAGCGTTCGTTCGAAGAAGAAACCAAGCTCTCGGGCTTCTCGGCTGCGCCGGTGAAGAACGAAGGTTCGGCCATCGCTTATGACAACGCACAGGAAGCTTGGACGGCTCGCTACAACCACGAGACGATTGCTCTCGGGTTTTCCATCACGGAAGAAGCCATCGAAGACAACCTGTACGACTCGCTGTCGGCCCGCTACACCAAGGCACTTGCTCGTGCCATGGCGTACACCAAGCAGACCAAGGCTGCGGCTGTCCTGAATAACGGCTTCGACGCCGATTATCCCGGTGGCGATGGCGTGGCTCTGTTCTCGGCTTCGCACCCGTTGGTCGGTGGCGGCACCAACTCGAACATCCCCAGCACCCCGGCTGACCTCAACGAAACCTCGCTTGAGGCTGCGGTCATCCAGATTGCTGCGTGGACCGACGAGCGTGGCCTGCTGATCGCGGCTAAGCCGAAGAAGCTGGTTGTTCCGCCTAGCCTGATGTTCGTTGCGACTCGACTGCTGGAGACCGAACTCCGCGTGTCGACCTCCGACAACGACATCAACGCCATCAAGTCGAACGGTGCTATTCCTGAAGGGTACACGGTCAACCACTTCCTGACCGACCCGGACGCATGGTTCCTGACGACCGATGTGCCGAACGGCCTGAAGCACTTTGTTCGTACGCCGATGGCGCAGAACATGGATGGTGACTTCGACACCGGCAACGTTCGCTACAAGAGCCGCGAGCGTTACAGCTTCGGCTGGAGCGACCCGCTCGGCATGTACGGCAGCGAAGGCGCAGCCTAAGCTAAGTCCTAGGGAAGTTTAGGACTTCGAGACCCCCCGGCGAAAGTCGGGGGGTCTTTTCTTTGTCTCTGTGTCGTGCTACAAGTACGCCACTAGGTATTTAACCCGTGCCGACTGTCCTAGCAGACGTAGTAGCGACGGTATGGGTATGTGCTACTACACGGAGATAAATGATGGCGAATACCACGTTCAACGGTCCGGTACGTTCTGAGAACGGCTTCCAGACCATCTCGATCAACGCTTCGACTGGTGCGGTTACCGTCACCTCCACCCTTGGCCCCGCTATGTCGGTTACTTCTCTGGCGGCAACTGGCGCTGTCACGGCAGCTTCGGTATCGGCAACTGGCAACGTCACGGCTGACAGCAACGTCGCGCTTGTCGCTGGCGGCGCTTCTGCGTTCATCGCAACCAACACGGCTGCTGGCATGGGCGTCTACATCGGCTCGGGTGCCCCGACCGTGGCTGCTGCCAAGGGTTCAATCTACCTGCGCAGCGATGGTAGCTCGGCTTCGACCCGCTTGTTCGTTTCGGATGGCGGCACCACTTGGATCGCCGTAACCACCGCGTCGTAATAGCTCAATAGGAGGGCCACCCCTATGGGTATGCAATACGATGTCAAATCCAAACACCGGTCTACTTCAGGTGTTGCGTACGGTTCCCGCACCCGCTTGAAGGGGGCTATTATTTCTGCAAACGCGACTGCGGCAGCAAGGCACGTCCTTTTTATGGACAACGATCCGCAAGCGGGTACGTACAGCATTACCTCAACCACACTAACAGTTACGGTAGCAAATAATCTCGTTGCCGGTGATAGGGTATTCCTAGATTTCACCAGCGGTACCGCTGTGGACGGCGCGTACACCGTCCTTACTGCTAATGCCACCACCTTCACGGTTACTACGGCGGCATCGGGTACGGGTAACGTAACGGCCTACTTAACTGTATTGTTGGAAGCTGATAGCTATAATGCTGTGGCATACTCTATCCTTGTTCCCGGCGAAGGCATTCTAGCTGAAAATGGGATTTATGTAGGGTTGGATGCTAACCTAACCACTACAGTTTTCTACGGGTGACCCATGCAAGCAGTCAAAGGCTTCGATATGGCGGGAAAAGGGGTCTTCATTGGCCTCCCCGCCTACGACTTCAAGGTGTCGCTGAAGCTTGCGGTCTCGCTTGCTCGCTTCGCGCAGCTGGCTCCTAAGCACGGTATTGACATCAACATCGGCAGCGTCTGTGGCTGCTCGGTGGTCTCTCGGGCGCGCAACCTGCTGGTGCAGGACCTGCTGGAGTCGGTCGCTGACTACCTTATGTTTATCGACTCGGACATCAACTTCGAGCCTGAAGACATCCTGCGCCTGATGGCGTGGGCTCAAGACCCCAAGAAGGGCATCGTGGCGGGTGTCCCCCGCGTCCGGGACGTACAGAAAACCTACATCGCAGACCTCGACTATGATGAGAATGGCGAGCTGACGATGAACGGTATGGGCCTTGTTCGGGCTACGCGCGTAGCGACAGCGTTCATGCTGATTCAGCGCAAGGTCATCGAGGACATGATCGCCGCGCACCCAGAGTGGAAGTACTACGACAAACGCTGCGGCAAGACGGTCCCGGCCCTGTTCGACTTCAAGCTCACCGACGAGGGTTACATGGGCGAGGACTTCCTGTTCTGCGACCGTGCCCGCGAGCTGGGTTATGAAGTGTGGGTCGATCCGACCATCAGCCTCGGCCACATGGGTGTGCAGGAGTACACCGGTAACTATGGGGACGACGTCCTCTACCCGATGGTTGTTCCACAGAAGGATGTAGCATGAAGAAGCGTTACGCTGATGGTGGTGGGGTAGACGAAGAACTCGTCGTCGAGGGTATGCGCCCTCAGAACTTCAACCTTGCTTCTCTGAATCGTGGCTCGTCCAGCGGTGGTATGGGCCCGTCGATGCCGGGTGGCGGCGGTGGTATGGCTGGTCCTGCAATGGGCTCGGCTCCGGCTCGTGCTCCTATGCCGATTGCCCGCACTGCTGGTTATCTTGGCCCTACCATCCGTGGGGAAGGCGGCGAGCGTGTGTCCCTTGGCGTTGGCCGCCGTGGCGCTATTGGCGCTGGTGCAGCTATCCCATTCAAGAAGGGCGGCAAGGTCAAAAAGATGGCCAAGGGCGGTTCTACGGCCTCTAAGCGCGCAGACGGCTGCGCCACCAAGGGTAAGACTAAAGGAAGGTTCGTCTGATGGCTAAACTTGATCCTCTCAAAGTGTTGCTCGGTCCTCTCGCTGGGGGGACCATCTACGACTCACCCGCCGCGCATCTTTTTGGTATTAAAGACCCAGAGGAAGTTCGTCGCCTCCGTGCTGCGGAAGAAGCTGAAGCAGAAAAGAAGGCTGCTGCCGCCAAAAGCGGCATGAAGCCGGCTGGTGGCATGAAGCGCGGCGGCACGGTCAAGAAGATGGCCAGTGGCGGTATGCCGTCCATCGAAGAGTCGCTGAAGAGCGGCAACCGTGTCTCTGAGCAGGTTGGTAAGGAAACCAAGAAGCTCATGCCCCCCAAGAAGCGTACGATGCCGTCCCCCGGCGAGTCCGTGAAGTCGGGCAACCGCATGTCTGGCGAGGACGCCAAGGACCTGAAGGCTGTCAAGAAGTACGCCAAGGGCGGCTCCGTTAGCTCGCGTGGTGACGGCTGCGCGGTGCGCGGTAAGACCAAGGGGAAGATGGTCTGATGGCTAAGTCCCCGGCTTGGACGCGCAAGGAAGGCAAGAACCCCAAGGGTGGCTTGAACGCCAAAGGGCGTGCGTCCTACAACAAAGCCAATCCGGGGAAGCCGGGGCTCAAGGCCCCGCAGCCTGAAGGTGGTGCCCGTAAGAAGTCCTTCTGCGCCCGGATGTCCGGGATGAAGAAGAAGCTGACGAGCTCCAAGACCGCCAACGACCCGAACAGCCGCATCAACAAGTCCCTCCGGGCGTGGAAGTGCTGATATGACCGACGACGCAAAAACTGCGCTCGATGCGGCTTCGGTGTTCACCGTTGTTGGAACTTTAATGGATATGCTTCCGGCTGTTGCCGCCATCTTCACCATCATCTGGACTAGCATTCGTATCTATGAGACAGATACGGTGCAAAAGTTTCTCGGAAAGGACTGACATGCCTAGCAAGACCCCCAAGCAGAAGAGCTTCATGGCAGCAGTCGCTGCTAACCCCAAGTTCGCCAAGAAGGTGGGCGTTCCTTCCAAGGTCGGCAAGGAGTTCGCTATGAAGGACAAGAAGATGGCCGATAAGACCGGTCGTGCGATGACCAAGAAGTCAGCTGACACGATGGGCCGTGCGATGCCGAAGATGGCCTCTGGCGGTGCATGTAAGGCCGCTGGCGGTAACGTGTCGAAGCGCGCTGACGGCGTTGTCAAGAAGGGCAAGACCGACACCAAGATGCCGAAGATGGCCATGGGCGGGAAGAGCTGCTGACATGCGACCGAGTCGGGGTATGGGTGCCATAGCGGCATCTAAGATGCCAAAGGCGAAGACTATTCGTCGGAAGGACAACCCCGACGAGGTCACCATGTACGCCAAGGGCGGCAAGGTGAAGGCAAAGCGCATGGCCGAAGGCGGCAGCACCAAGGACGCGTGCTACTCCAAGGTTAAGGCGCGCTACAAAGTCTTTCCTTCCGCCTATGCCTCGGGTGCTATCTCTAAGTGCCGCAAGGTCGGTGCCAAGAACTGGGGTAACAAAGGTGGCAGTTCGTAAGACCGAGAAAGGCGCTTCGCTTAAGCGCTGGTTCCAAGAAGACTGGAAGGACGTCCGTACGGGTAAAGCCTGCGGGCGTCAGCCGGGTGAGAAGCGCGGCACACCTTACTGTAGACCTAGTAAGCGTATTTCTGATAAGACCCCCAAGACGTCGTCGGAGATGACTCCTACGGAGAAGAAGACGCGTATCGCTCAGAAGAAGCGGTTGGGGCAGCCTCCCGGTGCGCCTAAGCGCGTACAGGCAGCGCGGAGACAGAAATGACCACTAGCGGCACATCCACGTTTAACCTCAACCTTAACGAGCTCTTCGAAGAGGCGTTCGAGCGTTGTGGCGTGGAGATGCGCACCGGTTACGACTTCCGCACGGCGCGGCGCAGCCTGAATATCCTGACCATCGAGTGGGCGAACAAGGGTATAAACCTGTGGACAGTTGAGCAGGGCTCCATCCCCATGGTGCAGGGGCAGATCACCTATGAGCTGCCTGTGGATACCATTGACCTCATCGAGCACGTCATCCGTACGCAGTCGGGGCAGCAGGGTCAGACCGACATCAACATCAACCGCATCTCTGTGGATACT